ATTGTGATGGCATGTTTCTCAGTATTGACTCATAGTCTTGAACTGTTACCGCTCTTTTTTGGGCTGCGAAATTAAATGAAACATAGTTTCTAATTTCTTCTAAAGAAGGAACACCAGCGCCACCAATAGCCGCAGTAACGTTGTTACATCTCAAAGAGTTTACAACAGCAGAGTTTGTATTCTCTGAAGGACCGTTAACAAAGAATGTAACCGTTCCTACTTGGTTGATAATGTTAGTTCCTAAGTTTGTTGCTAAACCACCACCAACTCTATATTGAACGAATAGTGTTGAGTTAGGTGTAAGAGCGGAACCTAATGAAAGGTTATTCGAATATTTTTGTAAATCCAATGTTGCGCCAACTGTTGTGAATTGGTCTAAAGCATCTTGTGCTGTGTTTGTTCCACCACCAAACGTCATTTTCTTGAATCCCTCAGGTGTAAATTCTGTTATGAATCTATTTTGAGTTTGAATATATCTACCAACTTTAATACCTGGTTGGTCTGATACTTTTGTCGGGTCTTCAACGAAGACTCTATCCTCGGCTAAAGCATCCACCTCATACCATCTGTTTTCTAAACCTAAAAATTCTGCAGTTGTTGGAACGTTAGTATATTGTGTTCCGTTTTTTAACAATACACTTGTGATACCTAATACATTCTTTTCAGGTAAGAATAATTCGAAGAAAGGTTTTACATCGTTTGGTGTAATAACTCTTTTGAATACTTTTGTAATACCATTAACAACAACTTCTCTTTTAGTGATTGTATAATTGATAAGAACACCATTAGCATTAAAGTTTGGTATTTTAAGTCTGTTAGGAAATCCTTCTGAATTATATGGTGATGCAAAATCAATATCATTTACATTTTCGAAAACAATACCAGCACCAATAACTTGAGAACCTCTCAATAATGTTCCCAAATATCTTTCATCTTCTTTATCACCAAAAGCGGGAACTGTGATTGAGAAATCAACCAAAGCAACCGATGGTCTTTGTCCCGGTATTTTCAATCCATAGGTTCTGGCGATATTATATATTGATGATTTTTGCTGTGCATACTGAAGAACAGTCTCTTGGATACTTCTATCAATCTGATAGTTAAGGTTGTCCGCAATTGCCGCATTCAAATCGATGAAAACCGAGAATACTGAGGCATCATTAAAATCCTGAATTAACTCAGGATAATACGTTCTTACGTAATTGAGAAGTTCGGTTCTTACTGCCTGATAATCTCTTGTGGTGTATGATATTTTACGGTTTGCCATCTATCTTAAATATTGATAATTATAAAATCACTCTCACTAAATGTTTGTGAATTTGTTGCATAATCTATTTTGATTTTTGCAGTGTAATCTGCGGTTCCCTTACCAGGTAATCTATAAATGTCATACATTTTAGCATCACCAACTGTGACAGTGTTTGTTTGAGTATCCGCCTCATTTGCAGGGTCTGCAGGTTCTATCGTTATTTTATTAACTAATAAGTTAGGCATATACTTTTGAATTGAATCTCGGATATCAGCTTCAATAGCACTAAACGTTAATCCATCAAAAGGTTCAAATACAAATTCATAAAGTCTTGTTCCAAAATCAGGAAGATAATATCTTGAACCTTTTCTTGTTAACAATAAATGAATTAAATCAGCCCTAACTTCTTGTCTTTGAAATTCGGTTAGTTGTAAATAATCACCTTTTGTTGAATCTTGAAATGGGAAATTCAATCCATATGTAACTCCATCTGCCATATGTCATAAATATACTTGGATTATTTTTTTCTTAAATAGATATTACCCTTTTGAGCTTTTGGTTCAAAAGGACAATGTCTACAACCGTTCCCACAACAATAACCTCTATCCATATGATATTGTTCAGTGAAAACTGTTTTCCCATCTTCTTTGTAAAAATGAGAAGGGAGAAGTTTTGGCTTCTCCCTCTTATCATCTATTTCCTTTGATTGAATAGTAGATTCCATTAATAATGTTTTGGACTAAATTATCTCTCATGATTTTATACGAGCGTTACCTCACAAGCTCCACCCGCGCATGCTACCTCTCCGCTTAAATCGGTATCATCATCCATTTCAATAATTTTTGACAAATCAACATCTTTAAGTGTTTCCATTAATTCTTCATATTTTTCTTTTGTGCAATCTTCAAATGGTGCTTGAATATATGTTCCGCCATCATAAGGAAGAACTGAAAGTCCATTGTAGTATTCTTTATTTTCCCACATCCATTCACCAACTGCCGGCCATTCATGTTCTCTAACAGAAATGGTTGCCGATACGTTGTGAGCATTTGAACCGCTTCTATGACCTGGTTTAATCCATTCTTGTTGGACTTTTTTTACTCTCTCCAATAGTTGAATTGGTGATTCGTTTCTTAAGATTGACCTTTCAGGTGCTTTTTGTGGAATACCAATTACCGCGGTATCGTGTGGTCTGAAGTATTCATCTTCAACTAACTCAGGATGATTTTCTTTCAAATAAGAATATATTGATTCATTCTTACCAACTCTAACTCTTCTGATATAGTATTCATTATGCCAAGCGTGGATACCACTCGATGTTCCAAGAGTTAAAGATGTTGTTCCTGCTGGTTTAACTGTTGTTGTTCTTGCAGCTGGATTTATTTTCAATAACTCAGCAACTCTTTTATTTTCTTCCTTAACAACTTTAGCACCCGCCTTCATGTTGAGTCCAAGAACCGCACCTGAACCGATACCTGTCATTGAGATTCCAACAAGAGCATCTTTTTCAGTAGTTCTTTGCCAAATTGGTCTGAGATAATGGAAGTTTGTGTAACCAGCTTGAAGAGTTCCAATGAAAGACGCCGCTTTTACTCTGTCTTCATAATCTTCTTGAGATACAACGTTAGATACGTTAACTTCTGTTAGATTACAGAATTGGAATGGTCTCAACGCAATTTCACAACAAGGGTTTGTTCCCCAATCTTTATCGTTTGACAAGTAGATACCAGGTTCACCTGCTCCACTTGCTTCAATTCTTTTCCAAAGGTCCATAAAGTATTCCTTTGTGATTTTATGTCTCATCAACACTGCAGAGTTATTAGCTCTACCTCTTTGTGGATTTGTTTCCCACCATGCACCACTCTTACAACCAATCATTTCTTCGTCAGTTGCTGAGAACAACGAGATAAGTGCCGCTCTTCTAATACCACCAGCCAATACCGCATCTGCAATATGACAAACAATATCATGAACTTCAATTGGTCTTAGTTTTTCACCATCTTCTTTAGAATCGAAAATACCTTCCAATTTAATAAGACATTCTTTAAGTGGTTGAGCACCTGGTGCTTTACCACCTGAAGTGACAAGTCTTGCACCTTTAGGTCTAATGTCTGAAAAATCAAACTCGATTTTTGAACCACCGAAGAAATATGATTTAACCAACACTTTAACTGCGTCAGCCCATCCTTCGATTGAGTCCGCAACCAACCATCTTCTTCCTCTTTCTTTATTTGGTTTTCTAATTTCAGGTAGAACATCAACGTGATGTTTCTGAACTGAATATCCTACACCTGTTCCACCCAAAAGTAAGAACATGATTTCAGAGAATACTCTCCAATCATCAATAGGTGCAAAGGCACAGTTATAAATTCTGTTAGGTGAAATTTCAATTGGTTTACCTGCGAACTGCATTGACCTCATTGAAGGTAATACTTGCTTTCTGTAAACATACATGTAATTCTCTCTAATTTCTTTTTCGATGTGTGGATATTGCTTAATATGCATCTCCATGTTTCTTGTGACAAGTTCTTGCCATGTTTCTCTTCTCTTTAGTTCTGGGATATACTTAGCGTATTTCATATACACTGTAATGTCCGATAAAATCCTGTTTGAAATGTCCATTGTTTAAATTTTAGATGTAATTTTTTTATCAAAAAATCGTTGATTTTAATGATAAATATGTCGTCGGAGCCTAACCGACCATTAGTTTTAATAAAAAAAAATAAGTTTTTTTCGAAAAAAGTAGATATTTAATTAAGATGATTTCTGCTGTGCTTCTCTCTCTTTTCTTTTCTCGAGAAGCTCCTTAACTCTATCTCTTTTTCTTTCTTCTTGTTGTTCTTCGAAACCTAAGAATGTTACTGATGATTCAGTATCAATCTCCAATAATTCATTGTTGAATTTACAGTTTTCGAAAACAACACCGTCCTTACCTAAACGGGACTTGGTGATTGCAATTGTTGCCAAGTTCATCTCCTTTTGTTGGAGTGTCTTAGCCACAGTGATGATTACGTGACCAACCTGAGCCTTTTTAATTGAGCCACCCATTTGGTCAGTCGTAACAACTTCGGACGAAATTGAAGACCTATTACCTTGTGTAGCGGTCCATCCAACAAGATTCAATTCGTGACACATGGCCTCGAACCCTCTCATTACAGAACCTTCGGCTTTCCACTCATCTTTTGCACTTGATTCAGGAAGAACACAATCAATATAATCTAATAGAATCAAATCAATCTTTGTCCCATCAGCAATCATTTTTCTGACTTGGTTCTTGATTTGGTTCATTGTCATAGAATCTGAAGCAAGTTTCTTAAGAACCAATTTGTTTTTCATTGTCTCTTGAATCTCAGTAATCTTAGACATAACTTCATCTTTGTGGTTTGCAAGATTATCAGGTTCAATACCAGTCCATATTGTGAAGTGTTTCCTTTGAACAATTTTCGGGTTGTCTTCAAAAAATATTTGAAGAACATTATAACCCAAATTAAATGCTGTGTTTGCAATCTTGGTAAGTATTGTTGTCTTACCCACACCAGTTGGTGCTAAGATAACTCCAATTTCACCTTTAGCCAAACCACCTTTGAGGAGTCTGTCAATTCCCGCAATCCCCATAGGGATTGGGTGACGATAGTCTTCTTCTAAGACAGTATCAAGACCTGTGAAGATATCTGAAGTCCCCTTGTCAGTCTGACCAACCTGAAGAGCGTCTCTCACCAAACCTTCAACCTTATCATAAGATTCAAAGTCACCTTCGGTGATAATCTTCTGTGCTCTGTCCATAGCTTTCTGAAGTTCTTGTTGTTTACAAAACTTCAAAGCCTTTTCCTGAACAAACACAGTCCCTTCAAACGGAGCTTCTTTTACTTGTTTAATTGTGTCCAAGACAATCTTTGCTACAAGTTCTTGTGATACCTCAGATTTTACAATCTGTTCTAATGTATCGAAGTTCGGGGTAGACTCATATTTTGAGAAGTATTCTTTAATCATCTGAATGATGATTTTGAAATACTTGTTATCGAAATACGAAGATTCAATTACATCCATGATAGACGATGAAAAATCCTTATCTTCTATAATTTGGTTTAATAACTGTAATTGAAACTGATTGCCTAAATAATCGAAATTTTTATTCATAAATTGAAACTTACCCCTCTATATTATTAAATACTTACTTACTCAAATCAAATTCCAAATATTGGTAACTTAATTCATGATTTGAAAAAATGTCAGTCAATTCACGAAGGACATCTTTCAAAAATGGTCTTACGTCAACCGTATAACGAACTTTTGGTGGAAACTTTTTTCCGTCAAAAATTCTCTGACAAATTGTCTGTTCCCCAACCTTAACATAAATGTTAAAAATCTCAGGACCTTCAGTGAATGAAGTTTCCATAATCTTTGGGTCGTGAATGATAGACTCTTTATTATCCATCATGTAGACAACCGTCTTCATTTTGAGGTAATACTCAAGGTCTTCTTTTAGACCTTTAATGTATTCATAAAACTCCACAGAGTTTTTTGCTTTTGGGTTATACCCTCTTACATTAAAGAATCTTTGGACAACAATGTTGTCATTCAAGGTTAGCAAAAATTCCATTTTCGTGCTGTCTTGTTCTTTCATAGTTTTAATTTTTGTTTGTGTTTCGTTTTTCTTTTCTTGTTAATTTCATGAATGGTTTTAGGAAGTTTACCCAAGCCTCATCATTTTTGGGTAGATAGTTAAAGAGACCGTCTTCCATCATCAGTCTCATCAAATTCTTATATCCTCTATCGGTGGGGTCAATTGTGTCAGTGTGGATTTGTTCTACAAGTTGTTTTCCTTCATCCGTAATCAATGGATTTTTGAGGTCAACAATTTTAGAGTTTATTGTATAAAACTCTTCACCAAGTATACCGCTTTTTGTCTTCCCAGTCAAAATATTTAATAAACTTTTCGTAGGCTTCTTTTGCGGGATATTTCGTGCATTATCCAATAATTCTTGGACTGTGCATGATTTTTCCTGCATT